GCGTGAGGCAGGTGCAATGCCGATGAATAGATTGATTGACGGTAAGCCCGGTCTGCTTGTGTCGCGTGACTGCGTGCGCACACGCAAGGCGCTGGCCGGTGGTTATCATTTTAAGCGTGTGGCAGTGGGTGCAGGGCAGGAGCGGTTCCGCGATGCGCCGAATAAGAACGAGCATTCGCACGTTGGTGACGCATATGGGTATCTGATGTTGGGTGGTGGCGAGCATCGTATGCTTACGCGCAACCCTAACGGACGGCCACAGTTCAAGCAGTTGCAGGCCAATATGGATTTCAGTGTATGGTAGCCGATACGTTACTTAATGAGATTGTAAGAAGCGACAATCTCAAGATCGTGCCATTCCGCTGGTATCACCCTCGTTCAATGGATTTGCGTGATTTTGATTTGGTCGCCTACCAAGAAATGAACGACTATGAGGGTATGCTGCGTTACTACGAGCTGGAGCCGTTTAGTTTTACAGCTATATTAGGCGGTAAGATGGTTGCCTGTTTCGGCTCCCACATACTTTGGGACGGTGTTTCCGAGAGCTGGCTGATAGGAAGTAAGCAACTTAATAGCGTTCCGATAACGCTTACGCGAATGTGCCGCCGATATTTAGATGTAGTAGCGCGCGAACTGCAATTACACCGCATGCAAATTACGTGTAATACTAAAGATGAGCTTGCAGTTCGATGGGCAATCGCGTTAAAATTCGAACAAGAAGGATTGCTGCGCCACTACGGCCCGTGCGGTTCAGATTATATTATGTTTTCGAGGATATACGATGAGCGGTTTGTTCAAAGTCAAAATGCCTAAGCCCGATCCTGAGATTGCGGCAATGCAAGAAAAACAAGAAGCCCGGATTGAACAAGAGGAAATAAGCAAACGCCGACAGCTTGCTGCTCGCCAGCGCGCTCGTCGTACCGGCGGATCACGCATGCTTTTGTCTAAAGAACGCGGAGCCGAAACGCGTATGGGCTTAGACCCGCTGGGGACGGAGCAGTAGAATGAGCAAGCTTGTTAGAGAAGTTAGGCGGGTAGGCCGACAAGCAAAACGCGTTTACGAAGACGTTGAGGATGTTGTAACCGGCAAACAAATAAATAAAATTACTGAGGCTCAGCGTGAGCAACAAGCTGCTCAGGAATCGGAAGAAGCTACTATGGAGGCTGAGGCCGCACGCGAAGAAGGTATTTTGACAGGTAGGGCTGCTAAGGCTGTTGCATCTCGTCGTCGGGCTCGTCGGCTAGGGAGGCGCTCGCTATTATCCCCTAGCCGTTTGGGGGTTGCACAACCGCAGGAAACAAAGAGGACTTTAGGATAATGCCAAAAGTAATTTTGAAAGACGGAAAAACCCGTCACTTCGCATATACAAAGCCTGGCATGAAGGCTGCAAAAGAATACGCCAAGCAATATGGTGGCCGTGTTGTTGATGGTGGCATGAAATATTCAATGGCTAAGAAGAAGGACAAAGCGTAATGGCTTACGAAAAGAAGAAAAAAGAAGTTTGGGACAAGAAGCGTCCCAAAGGTTTAGGTAAACCTAAGTCCCTCTCATCCAAGCAAAAGCGCAACGCGATGCGCGCAGCCAAAAAAGCTGGGCGGCCTTACCCTAATTTGATTGATAATATGCGGGCGGCACGTGACAGCTAAGAAATACCAGAACCCTAAGGGTGGTCTAAATGATGCAGGGCGCGAGCGCTATGGTGTAAAGCGCCCGGTCAAGTCAGGTGACAACCCTCGCCGCGCTTCTTTCCTAGCGCGAATGGCTGGTGTATCTGGCCCAGAGCGTGATGCAAAAGGCAAACCCACGCGCCTGCTTTTGTCTCTCCGCGCTTGGGGCGCGTCGAGCAAAGCAGACGCAAAACGTAAAGCTGCTGCGATAAGCAAACGAAATAAGGCGAAGAAAAATGCATAGTGTAGAACATATCATTAAACGCCACGAGTCCGCGCAGCGCCGTAAGGACAACTGGCGACAAGTCTACGAGGACTGCTACGAGTTTGCTCTGCCGCAGCGCAACCTTTATGACGGTTACTATGAGGGCGGCGGCGCACCAGGCCAGAATAAAATGGCGCGTGTGTTTGACAGTACTGCCATTAATGCAACGCAACGATTTGCCAACCGCATTCAGGCTGGCCTGTTTCCACCCTACGGAGAGTGGTGCCGCTTAGAGCCGGGGCCAGATATTCCCGAAGAGCGCCGCATTGAAGCGCAAGCTGCGCTTGACGTATATCGTGACAAGATGTTTGCGCTGCTGCGCCAAACAAACTTCGACCTAGCTATGGGTGAGTTCCTGATGGACTTAGCTGTCGGCACCGCTGTTATGCTTGTGCAGCCGGGTGACGACATAACACCTATCCGCTTCACAGCAGTGCCGCAGTATTTGGTTGCGATTGAGGAGGGCGCGCACGGTAAGGTCGATAATGTCTACCGCCGCATGCGCCTGAAGGCTGAGGCCGTTTCGCAGCACTGGACTGATGTTGAAATTCCTGACCGCCTTGCGCGCATGATTGAGGAAAAGCCAACCGAAGAAATTGAATTGCTTGAAGCCACATTGTACGACGCTGAGCGTGGCGACTATTGCTACTACGTCATTTGGCCGGAAGGCAAGGCGCAACTTCTGATGCGCCGCATGAAATCTAGCCCGTGGATTGTAGCTCGCTACATGAAGGTGGCTGGTGAAGTATATGGCCGTGGCCCCCTAGTCACAGCCATCCCCGACATCAAGACGCTGAACAAGACAAAAGAGCTGCTATTGAAAAATGCGTCCCTGTCTATTGCAGGTGTTTATACAGCCGCTGATGACGGGGTACTAAATCCGCAGACTGTGCGCATCGCGCCGGGTGCGATTATTCCAGTAGCACGCAACGGCGGGCCGCAAGGTGAAAGCCTGCGTATGCTGCCCCGCTCTGGTGACTTTAACGTCAGCCAGCTCGTCATCAATGACTTGGTTATGAACATCAAGAAAATTATGCTCGACGATACGCTGCCGCCCGATAACATGTCAGCTCGCAGCGCAACTGAGATTGCTGAGCGAATGAAAGAGCTGGCACAAAATCTTGGCTCAGCCTTTGGCCGCCTGATTACTGAGACGATGGTACCGATGGTCGCGCGCATTTTATCTGTAATGGATGATCGCGGCATTATTGAAATGCCACTGCGCGTCAACGGGCTTGAGGTTAAGGTTACACCAGTATCGCCCATTGCACAGGCCCAAAGTATGGGTGACATCGAAAAAATTATGCAGTGGGTACAGCTCTCAACATCGCTTGGGCCGATGGGCCAAATGTCTGTCAAAGTGGACGGCATATCAGACCACATTGCTGACAAACTTGGTATCCCAGCTAACCTTAGAACCACGCCTCAAGAACGTGAGCAAATGATGCAGCAGGCGATGGAAGCCATACAAGAAGCGCCGGATGAAGAGATTCCGGCTGAAGAGAGTTGAGGTGGCTGATGCGTTTCGTCATACCAATCATAAGGGAGGGTGACGGGACAACGTTCAATCGTGGTGCGCCGGGCGTATCACGTTGGGCGGGTAGGTGGGGCGAGCACTTTTTGCGCCAACGCTACCCACAAACTTGGATGGTTAGGAAGGTTTTGAACAATGTCAGAGACTATCTTACAACCCACTGAAGGGTGGGACGGACTGCGCTCAGTTGAGCCGCAGCTCCGCGCAACACAGCAGGACAATCAGGACGACATAGACCGATTGTATTTGCGTGTGTTCGGCAGCGATGACGGGCAGGAGCTATTGCAGCACCTGCGTTCGCTGACGATTGAACAGCCCACGTGGTATCCCGGCGAAGAGGCTTCGCACGGTTACGCACGCGAAGGGCAAAACTCAATGGTTCGAGAAATCGAACGTAGAATTAGGAGAGCATCAGAATTATGAGTGAAGACGAAGGCCTGATGGCCCAAGCCTCTGTAGAGAGCGAGGATAACCAGCAGCCGGAGCAAGAAGCGATTTCCCATCTTGAGCCGGATAACCAACCTAGCGTAGACGACGTTACGGTAGCGGCAGAAGGTGAGGACATTGAGTTCACCCGCGAAGACTGGTTCCCTGAAAAATTTTGGAACGACGAAAGCGGCCCAGACATTGAAAATTTAGCCAAGAGCTATTCTGAGCTGCAAAAAAAATTCTCACAAGGAAAGCATAAGGCGCCGGAAAATTACGACACAAAGTTTTTTAACGACGCTAACATCGAGGAAGATGACCCGCTTCTTTCGACTTATTCTGACTGGGCCAAAGAGAACGGCATAAGCCAAGCTGCCTTTGAAGAGCTTGGTGCAAAGTTTGTCGAGATGGCTGGTCAGGCTGAGGCTGAAGAGCAGCTTTCTTATGATGAAGAATATAAGGCTCTTGGCCCAAATGCCGACCTAACCCTCAAGTCTATGACAGAGTGGGCACAGGGTCTAGTGCGTAAGGGCATATGGGGCAGTGACGATTTTGAAGAGTTTAAGATTATGGGCGGTACAGCCCAGGGTATTAAGGCTCTACAGAAAGTTCGCAACTACTATGGAGATCAAACCGTTCCTGTAAATGTCGGTGAGCCAGAAGGTGCGCCGTCAAAAGAGGAACTGCAATCTATGGTTGCCGACCCGCGTTATGTCAGTGATCCGTCGTTCCGTATTAAAGTTGAAAAGCTCTTTGAGCAGACTTATGGAAATAACGACTACAATCCTGTATAATAGGATTGTTCATGAAAACCTCCGGGGGCGACGCTGTTTACAGTGTCGCCCTTTTTCTTTATAATCTGATTTGTTGGATAACCTTTTGGCCTGACAAGAACCGCTCCGGGGCGCAGCGCGAACGCCCAAGTCACAGCCCGGCAACGGATACCTGTAACGAAACTTTGTATTAACCACTTCTGAAAGGAACCCGTAATGGCACAAGGCATTACTTCAGCTTTCGTTCAGTTGTTCGATGCAGAGGTCAAACA